TTGAGCCGAACCAACCGAGCCAACTGAACCAACCGAGCCAACTGAACCAACTGAACGAACCGAGCCAACCGAACCAGCTGAACCTAATTTAGTTTGTTCGGTTGGTTTGCGTGATTTAGTAATAGTATTAATAAGATCATCAATATCAATATATTTAGCATTTACTTTGGTATTTGAATGTTTGTGTTTTTTGCAATTACATAAATTAGGATAATTACAATGGACAAAATATGCAGTATTTGGTGAATTTATACGAATATTATTGGGAGAATTTACTCTATTTGTTAAATTTAAATATTTTTGTTTATTAACTTTTTTACGTTTATTCATCTTATTTAAAGATTTTTGTTTAGATGAATTTGATCTTGAATTTGATCTTGATTTAGATTTAGATTTAGATTTAGATTTAGATTTAGATTTAGATGAGCCTCTAAACCATGAACCTATACGATTACTTAAAGTATTTTCTCTGGAAAATGATCTTGATCTAGAACGAGATTTAGAATATTTACGATTATCTTTAACAGATGAAAAAATAATATAAATAGTAACTAAAACAATTAAACCGATCCATAAACTGTATTTGTTTGAATTAGCTTTTTCAAGGGAATAAAAAGTCATTTTTAAATATAATAAATAGTCAGAAAATTTTTCTAACTATTAAATAATTTTATATTTTTTGACAAAAATTGAATAAGTATATGATTTTTATTAAAAAATCATTTAATTATTTTAAATTATTTTAAATTATTATTCATCATATTCATAAACTCCATTTCTAGATTTACTTCTACTTAGATTAATCTCACTATTTTGTCTACTAATTTCTCTGTCTTTATATCTATTATTTAAAATAACAATTACTAATAAGACAACCAAACAAATAATAATAATTTGTTCCCATGATAAATTACTAGTTTGATTTTTAACATATTCTTTTGATGAAGTAAATAAATCACCAACACTAGAAGTTGTACTTAATGTTAAATCAGCTGGATTAAAGGGTTTTGACATTATTGATATATTTAAGTATAATATTATATTTTTGTTTTGGTAATTATAATTTTTATTAAATATTTTTATTAAATATTTGATGAATTATTTTCTATTTACTGATAAACTTTGTGTTCTAATGCCTAATGGATTTGAAATCAATCTTTCAGTAGGCGATAGTGTATTGCCACTAATATTTGAATTTAATAATGATTGATTAATTTTTTGATTATCAAATGATATTATATTATTATCAATTGGCATTGAATATTGTTTAGCAATCTCTCTTTCTGTTTCTATTGATCTATATCTATCAACTCTATTATCAAATTTACTTGATAATTTACCTGATGTAAATTTAGGTTTAGATTCTCCAGTTAATTCAGTAGTTTGTCCTAACACATTAACAGGTCTAGGAACTTTATCTTCCATTATTTTAAAAGCACTCTTTCTATTGTCTTGTTCAAATAAACCATTGCCCATTGGTAAATCTTTTACATAACCCCTATTACCTAATAGTTTTTTAGATCCATCTGTTAAACAAACACATCCTGTATTTATCACACCATTATTACATGTTAAATTTGATCTAAAATATTTTTTCCCTATTAATGTTGGATCAACACGTGATTTTTCTGTAAGATTAATAGGGACTGGCCATTGAGTAGCACAACAATTTTTCGAACAAACACCTAAATTATAAGATTTAGGATATGATTTAGTATGTGATTTAGTATGTGATTTAGTATGTGATTTAGTATGTGATTTAGTATATGATTTAGTAAGTTTTTGTACTAATTGTTTATTTTTATCTAAATTATTTAATTTGGTAGATTTATTCTTTGGATCGAAATTTTCAAAACGATTATATTTAAAATTATTAAATATTGCAATTATACAAAAAAACATAATTAATATCATCCAAAATGTTTGGCACTGTTTATTTGGTATTTTCACTAATTCATACGGCATCTTTTATATATTATCTTAATTAGATAATAAATTAATTTATCAATAATAAGTTTATAGAATTTATTTAATTTAAACAATTTATTTGGAAATTACCATTTATTCTAAGTACTTGTTATTAAAAGTAATTGCAATACCCTAAATCAATATCTTAAATCAATATCTTAAGTTAATTTCTTAAAACAATATCTTAAGTTAATTTCTTAAGTTAATTTTACCAAATACAAAAAAAAGAATCCAAACTAAATATAGTTAAAAATAATTAGTAAAAATTAAAAATATATCAAATATAATTAAATGAACAATCATTTAATTATATTTATAATAATCACTATTATTTGTCACTTATATGCGATGAAATTTGCTTGGACAAAAGGGACAAAACATTATAATGATAAATTATTACATGTATACGATATTATACATTCTAACTTTAAAGACTGTACAAAATATAATTATACCAAAAACTGGTATTTATTAATTTTTATTTTACCAATTATCTTCAATTTATCAAAATTGAATAATTCATTAATATCAGAATACTTATTGGGTTTTTGTATGATTATCCTAATTCGTAGTTTAATGATTATCTGTACTATTTTACCAAGACAAAATAACTGCAAAGTTACTAAATTAAAAATATTCAATAAAACTATTGGTGGAACTTGTTATGATAAAATGTTTTCCGGACATTTTGCATTCGGATTATTTACAACTTTATTTATTTTTAGAAACAGTATATTAGAATCAAATTTTTCTAATAAAATATTGTTCCTTACTATTAATGCAATACATTTTTTTATAATTGGTATAACTAGATCACATTATACAATAGATATTGTTGTTTCTGTATTTATTACGACATTTGTTTTTATCCTAATTAAAGACAAATATATTGAATCTGATAATATATTTGCATTTTTAGATAAGTTTTGAAAACTACACCTCAAAGAAATCAAAATTCAACAAGATAATAAATATATATACAATTATCATCTTTATCATAATAGAGAAAAAATTGAAAGAAAAACCATATCTTGAATCAAATCCATATTTAATTTTTATTTTGTGTAATTTTTATTTCGTACAATGCAACCTATCTGGTCTGAAAAAGGATTTGAATTTTGTTCTGGCTCAGATAATGGATCTGATAATGGGTCTGATAATTTGTCTGATCCTAGTCCTAGTCCTAGTCCATTAATTAAAATTATTGAATTAGGTACAAAGCTTACAACACAAAAAAATGCAGCTGAAGAAGAACAAATTTATCTTATAAAAACAAAGAAAAAGATTCAAGAATTAGAATTCGAACAACTTGATTTGCAAAATAAGATTAAGTCTTTAGAAGTTAAAAAATATTATTTGGAAGCTCAATATAGTGATTTAGAAGATCATTTAAAACGCTGGAGAGATGAATTATCATGTTCAAATGCAGCATATAATACTATATTAGAAATGATATCAATTTTAGAAAAGCAAATTTGTGATCATACATCGGCATCGATTGATTTGCTAAAAAAGCTAATTTAATATTTATTTAACATAAAATTGAAAATATTTATTTAATTGATACTAATTAAATAAATATTTTTAATATAATTCAATGAGCTCAGATATATCTGCAAATCCATCTGGGATTAGTAAAGGATCGTATATTCATCTTATTGATATTTTAAGATCTGGATATATGATAGAGGAATTTTATAAAAGATTAGATGAAAAATTCGGATTAAGAGATCCGCGTATATTGGATATTTACAAATTTATAGAACGGGAATCTAAGATGGATTTTTATTTGATTCCATCCGAAAAGAAGCGTGAATTAATTAATATATTTTTATTAAAATTGGGGAAAACTCAATTGATAAATAAATTAAATAGTATCTATACTTTTACTGATTATGATATTCAAAATATGATTCCAAATAGTTTTGCAACATATGATTCTTTTTTGGTTATTGGATGTCCGGAATCTACAGATATTGATGTTGTTGTTTTTGAAAAAGAAAAAAGCAATTGTAAGGAAGGAAAGACAAAGGATCTATCAGAAGATTCAGTAAACCAAATCAAGGCTCAACTTAAAATACTTGGTTATGATGTGAATTTACGTAAATTAGATATTAATGTAATATATGTTGATCCAAATACACAAATGATTGTTGCATCGTCCAAGGGATCAAAGGAAACTCAAAACATTATTAATGCAACTTATAAGTTGCATCCACAAATAACGACAGAACTAGAAACAGGTATTTTTCTACCTTTGGCAATTCATCTACATCCTGTTTTAAAGATAGATAAGTTTTCGGATCAAGATATATTTGATAAGTTAAAGGCTTTTGCTAAATTTGTATTAGACAATGCTGAAGATATATGTCCAAAATATAAAGATTTTAGACCAATTAAGATTGATCTTTATGCAAAAAGTGGTGATGAAATGATGAGATACATGACAAAAATTTTAGACCATATTGTTTTTGATCCGAATTATGTTTATCTTAATGGTCTAAATATTACAAAGTTTCATGATTGTTACAAGTCAATAATAATGAAGTTGATCCAAATTATTTTGTATGATAGACATAATGATACTTTATATGTCAAGGTAGATTTAGCTAGTTCTATTCGACGTATTTTTGCATCAGAATCAGAAGAATTAATATCTCAATATGAATCAGGTGCATTATGGTATTTATTTCGAGGGACCAAAGGCGAATTTTGTCCAGATTTATTTCCTAGATTATTGTCCGAATACAATTTAATCGTGAACAAAATTCTCGACAAGATATATATAAAGCCTTTTAGTTTTGATACAGATGAAATCATGTCTATACAAAGAGACCATAATCTTGTTCCTTCAATTGATCTTCATATGTTAGAATTATTTATTGAATCTCCAATTAAATTTACAGATGATTTTAAAGAATTATGGGTAGAGAAGTATGGTTCAGAATCTATTAATTCACAATTTTTAACTGCGTGTTCTGATGAAACTGAATTTTATACAACTTATAAGGATTTTGATCAAGAACTTATTCAGGTTTTTAGACAATGTTTAATATTTATTCCCCAACGCTCACCTGAATGGTTAGATATGTTAACAAATAGATTCGTTTGTGGCAATAATGGTGGATCTATCGATAATTCTACCTTTCAAGGATCTTATAATCTGATTCGTGGTGCAACTATTGAAATTTTTATTTCACATTTATTTGATCCATTCATACATGCTGGTCTAACTGGCTTTAAGAAGTGGTCATTAGGTTTTATAGTAGAGAAGAATGAACCAGGTGCCAAGGGATTTTCTCCAGATATGATACTTATTTCAGATGAAACTCAGCAGAATCCTGAATTGATTATAGTAGAAATTAAGGCTTTAAAGCATAGTCAAAAGAACGCAGATTATTATCGAGGTTTAGATTTAGCAACAAAACAAATTAGCTCTGGTACAAGTATAATTACCAATTATATTTCTAATTCAAAGTTTAGGATTAATCGTGGTTTAATAATATTATGCAATATACATGATAGAAAGTTAAATATGGATGTTCATCACGTCAATATTTAAATTTAGTTTTTAGTTTTATTTTATTTTATTTTATTTTATTTTATTTTATACAGGCAGATACAAACTTTTTAGGATCCATTTTCCGGTCATTTTATCTTTGGATCTATGTTTCATTATAATTTTTATTTGATTATCCAAATATTTATTAACCATAGAATTAAACATCTTTAAAAATTCATTATCTGTTGCTACATTTGAAAAATAAAATTCCTCGTCAAATGTATCTCCATATTTTAATAAAGCTTTTTCCTGGATTAAATTATTTTCTTCTTCCATTTTCTTAAAAATTTCATCCTCTATTTCAGTATCATATTTAATTTTCTTCATGGAGAAATTTTTTGGATATATTATATAATATCCTTCTGGTGCAACAACAATTGATCCTACTGTTTTACCCATATTATAATGATCTATAAAATGAAAAATATCAGATATAGATGGAAATTCATATATTATACCATCTTTTGCTCTAGCACCTGGATAAGGAGTTGGCGGATGTGTATGAAAAAAATATTCATATTCATATGTATCTGATAAATTATGTGGTAAAAGTATTTCTTTGTCATCTGCATCTTCTCTAGTAGTTTTTGCACTAACAATTATTCTATCGATTGATGATTCATTTAAACCAAGATGTCCTGAATGCTCTGAAAATCTAACATTTTTTGAACGATCTAAATATTTTTTAGAGTATCCTCCATCATTTAAAAGTGCATCTAAAAGCAATAACTGATTGCGTTTTACTTTAATATATTTTTTTTTATTTGATTTTAACACTAATTTCCCAACGATATTAGACATTATATTTTTTAATAGAGATATTAAAATTTTGTAGATTTTAATATTTTACTTTAAAATTATCAGTTTCATTTGATTGGTTAGGTTGATTTGATTGGTTAGGTTGATTTGATTGGTTAGGTTGATTTGATTGGTTAGGTTGATTTGATTGGTTAGGTTGATTTGATTGGTTAGAATTATTAGTTTCATCGGTTATATCGGTTTCATTAGTTTGATTAAGATTTTTTGCTAATATTATTGATTTATTATATTTGTTTCTACAATAATTAATTAATGGTTGTATATTATTTTCAATTTTAGTTGTAGTATTTTCGATGATTTCATTTGAAGTTGAATTTTTTATTTGTTTATCAATTTCATTATTCGAATTTATGACACTCTCCCGACTTTAGTCGGGAGAGTGTCATAACAATTGCTTTCGACTTTATTAGAAGTATCTATCATTTTATACAATTATAATAAAATATAATATAATTAATAATAAATATAGTGATAATTTTATTATTGTTTTAAATTTAGTTATATTATTTATCTCAGTATTTAGTTGAATAATATTTTTTACCAATAAAATAACAGATAACATATTAATAAATTTTATGTTAAAAAAATATAATCCTATTTGATACGTATCATAATATATTTTAATTGCATTAAATAATATTTCACAAACAATACAATAATATATGAAATTTTCATTATAAATATCTTTATCAAAAAATTCAAATAAATTTATAATAATATATGCAAGTAGATAAGTAATATAACTAAATTTAAATATACTATACAAAGAAATAAATATTGATACAACATATAAGAATATCTTTAAATATTTATGTAGATTATTAGTTTGTAGTTTCAATGTAATGTAAAAAATAAACATTTGTATCATATTTATAAATGTATTATAATCCCATAAATATATTTGTTGCCAATTTAGGATTAAATAAAAAAAAATAAAAATAAGTAAAATATTCATAATAATAATAATAAAGCAAAATAAATTGTAACATGAAACTTTATTACCATTTTATAAATTTAAAATATTATAAATTATATTTTTTTGTTTATCTAGTTATAATTTTAACAATTTATATATTATCTAAAATAATAATAAAATGTTTTTTAAGATTTTAGAATATCTAAAACTGTTGACAAAATTTGACAGTGATTTCTTTTATTTTATAATAATTATAATAATATCATCTATTTTTATTGTGATAAAAAATATGTTCATAATACTTCTATTTAAAAATTCTGAATTAAACATTATTAATTATTTAATAATATTATTTGTGTTCATTATTGAAAATTATTTGTCGTTTAAAAAAGATCATATAAAATTGAAAAGTATAGAAAAATATTCTCAACAACAGATTATTGATTTTAACAATATTTTAAATAATGCTGACCTTAATATTTTACAAAAATATTCAAAGAAAGCCCTGGACTTTAGTCCAGGGATGAATTTGAATGTTTATGTAAAACATTATTTTTAAGCAAAATGCAAAATAAAAGAATTATAATTATGGATGAAATTGACGCAGCTTTAGATATAAATACTACCAAAAAAATTTTAGAATATATAAAAGATTCTATTTTAGAATCAACTATTTTATATATATCTCATAAAGAACATGTTCAAAATATGGGTTTTTCTATAATACGTTTTAACAATGGTCAGATTTCATTAACTGATCATAATTAATATTTAATTAATTAAATTAATTAGATTAATTTAAACATTTAATATATATTTTTATACATTATAAAAAACTATAAATGGAAGAAGACACGAAACCATACCAAGCCAAAAGATTATATACAAATAATCATTCTAATCAATCTAATCAATTTAATCAATCTAATCAATCTAATCAATCTAATCAACCTAGACAACCTAGACAATCTCGTCAATCTAGACAATATGAAAATACTGTAAAAGATGATACATTATCTAGACAACATAGCACTAATAGAGTTATCAAACAACATAATCAATCAGATCGACCAAATCGACCTGACCGACCTGACCGACCAAATCGACCTGACCGACCAAATCGACCTGATCGATCTGATCGACCAAATCAATCTAATCGACCTAATCAATACAAACAAAATAAACCATTTAATGAATCAATTTCATTTAGTGATGAAAAAAATTTTCCCCAATTAGGTGTTAATAAATCAACTATTAAAGTAAGTGTTGGGCCAAGTATTGAACCCAGCGCTGAACCCAACGCTGAACCCAACGCTGAACCCAACGCTGAACCCAACGCTGAACCCAACGCTGAACCCAGCGCTGAACCAGCTCAAAACAATAAAACTAGTTGGTCTACAATAGTTAAATTAAATGCAGATAAACCACTAACGAATAAATCAACAAACAATTATAGAAAAACTTCTGATAGAAAAACTTCTGATATAAAAACTTCTGATATAAAAACTTCTGATACAAATGATAATCTAACTTTAACAGACGAAGAATTAGATGATTTCGTAGATACAATTAAAAAACCCTATCAAATTAATTCAGAATTACTAAATAGTTTAAAAAAATCAGACCCAAATACAAACCCAAATACAGATCCTAATACAGATAAAAAAAGAGGTCGTAAACAAAAAAATAAACTAATCGAACTAGAGGATGATTGGAAGCAAGTTGGTGAAGTAAATCATGAATTAAACGCTTTAACAAATAAAGCATATATTGATAAGATTAATAAGAAGAAAAATAAAAATAAAATATCAGATGAAGATATTTTAAAATATATTTCTACTTAAAAGTAGTTAAATTGACAAATTATTGACAAATTATAAATAATTAATAATTAATACTAATTATTTATAAAGATAAATTTAAGATAAATTTAAGATAAATACAATACTAGACATCCATATTTTCAATTTCAATATTGGTGTCCATATCAGCATCAATAATATCATCATTAATATCTAATATTTTTTCGGAAACAGTTTTCTTTTTTGTGGTTTTTTCATTAACTTTGATTTTGTCATTAGTTTTATCAATCTTAAGAGCAATTTGAATAGATTTAGTATCGAGATTATATGTATCTTTTAATGATTTTATTTCAGAAGTCATTTTATTTCGATCTAGTTCAAAAAATATTTTATTAATGTATAATATGTCTTCTATATTTTTATTTTTAAATTTAGCTTGCAATGGTAAAATATTTTTCTTTTTATTAATATTTTTAGAGGATGTTTTATTTAGATCAGCACTAAATACAACTTCATAATCTATTTTTTGTTTGGGAGATGATTCTTTTTCTTTGGTGTTTGTTTGTTTTTGAGTTTGTTTTTGAGTTTGAGTTTGATTATGAATAGAATTTAGTGTATATGATGTATCTGCACATGTATAAAATCCATGAATATTCTGCAAAAACCAATTTTGATCAGAATAAATATTAGTTTCAATAACATCACCAATACTAACAGAATTTGTAACATTTGACATTATTTTAAGTATTTGAGATGATGTAAGATTTTGTTTAAATATTTTTCTATAAAAATTTTCATATATTGTCAAGGGTAATAGTACTTTTTCAGTTTCATATAATTGTAGACAATCATTAATATTATGATAATTATCTAATAAATTCTTAGCAGCATAATATAATCCAACATCTATATCTTTTTTTTGAGACATTTGTTGATATTCCTTGAACATTTCATATGTTATTGTTTTTTTTGAATAGGTATAATATAAATCTTGTAGAACAAATAATAATCTGCGAATATCTGATTGGCAAAATTTAATTATTTGATGATAAATTTTATCATCAGAAATATTCATTTGTTCTTTTTTACAAATACTGATAATATATGATTTAATTTGTTCAACAGGCGGTGCATATAATGTTATTTCTAATGATAATTTTTTTAAATTATTAATAAGTTTAGAATGTTGAAGATTACTTATGAAAATTAGTGGAAAATATTTATGTTCTGAATTAAATTTAAATAATTCTAATAAATTATCTTTTTCCGATGACAATGTTATACTTTCAGTATCGTCAATAACTACAGCATATTTATGATTTGTTGTTTGATTAAATGATGTATATGCATTTTTTGTTTTTGCACAAGAATGGATAATTTCAGACACAATATTTTTATTTTTTAAACTGGTTGAATAAATATTTTTGATTTGATAACCAGATTCTTGTAATGCTAATCTAACTATCAGATTTTTACCAACACCATGACCACCAGAAATAACAGCTGCATGATGTGTAGAATTTTCATAATTATTCAACCATTTTTTAATTTTTACTATATGTTCTTTATTTCCAATAATTTCATTTAATGTTTTTGGTTGATATTTGTTTAACCAAATATTTGATACAATATCAATTACTACATCATTTGGTCGTTGATTACTATCTGTTGAAAAATCTAATTCTTTTGAAATTTCAACATCTATTTTCCCATTAATTGTCTGATTATTTTCAGTTTTTGATTTTTCTTTTTTTGAAACTTTTGTTTTAGAAACAGTAGTCGAATTTAAATTAGCAGCAGAATTTAAATCATCTGAAGAATTTAATAACATATTTTTTGGTTTACGACCTCTTTTCTTTGGTAGTGGTTTTTCTTCTGAAGAAATATTTTGTGAATTGGTTTGTGAATTAGTTAGTATATTGGTTTGTGTATTAGGTTGTGAATTAATTTGTGCATCTGTGTTTACAAGATCAGTTGCATTAAATAACATATTTTTTGGTTTACGACCTCTTTTTTTATGACCATTAACTAATTGGGTATTTGATAGGGTATTTGACAGGGTATTAGATTGGGTATTTGACAGGGTATCAGACTGGGTATTTGATTCTATATTTAACGTTAAATTTGACATTAATAATTTAATTAATATCAATTACATATTTAAATTAATATATTTCGTGTGTTTTTCAATTTTTAATTTAGAAAAGCCAAATAAGATCATATTTATACGTTTTTATAACAATAAAATAAATATAATAAATAAATATAATAAAGTAGTATAGATATGTCAAAATTATTTATTTATAATCAATCTCCTTATTTTTTTCATATATCAGAGGTTGTATATAACTTTTTTATAAAATATTTGGGTATAGAAAAAGTTAATTTAATTAATTGTAATACTAATCATGTTTTTTCAAAAGAAGATGTTTATTTAACATTTATTCCATTTAATAAATTAAACATTAATATAACTCCAGAAAAATATATTGTTTATAATTTTGAACAATTTACAACTGACAAAATATGGTCAGATGGATATATTAATTTTTTAAAAAAAGCAATATATGTATTGGATTATTCAATAAAAAATGTGTGTAAATTAAATGAATACGGTATAAATGCATTTTTCTTACCATATATGCCAAGCGGTATAAACAAATATAATGATCTTGCAAATATAAAAAAAGATATTGATATACTATTTATTGGAAATTTAAATAATAAAAGAAGATCATGGCTAAAAGAATTAACCAACGAAAAATATTCTGTAAAAATAATTACTAATTTATTTTTTGAAAAATCTATAGAATATTTTGCCAGAAGTAAAATAGTTCTTAATGTACATTACTATGGTGGAGAATCTATATTAGAAGTAACTCGAATTATTCCAGCACTCGAAAATAATTGTGTAA